GACGTAAAGCTATCTTGTACAAAGACGCGGCAAAAACAACTTCTGCAGCGGTCCCTATAATTGCTTGAGGTAGTCCTAAACCTAAAGCAGCAAAAGCCTCATCTGAAGTTAATTCTCTGCCAGCCTCTTGAAATTCTTTAAAAGATTGAGAGGTACCTACTTTATACTCTTGTAAAAAAGCTCCTCCTATTGCTCCACCTCTTACTAAGTATTTACCAACATTCCAAGTTTCCGCTAATAAAGCTTCTTCGGCAGCGTCTAAAGTTTCTCCTCTAGCTTTTTTTTCTAGTAGCTCTTTTGTTATTTTTTTAGCCCCTGCTTTACCAGCAAGACTAAGACTACCTTTAAGCGCAAGTCCAATACCTCCACCTGCTAAGGCGCTACTTACTGTCTCTATTGCTTGTGGTCCAATCTTACCTAAACCACCAAAAACTTGTTCAATTCCTCCCATCAAAGTAGGCGCTTCCCAGAACTCTTTAAAAGGTGCTAGTTCATTAAGATACTCAGAAGCTAACTCTTCATAAAAATTAGCTCTTGCTATATTAAGTTGAGCAGCTTCATCTCTACCTATAGCTAAATTTAAAGCTCCTTTAAAAGACTCATAGTCAGAGCTACTTTGTTGTAAACCCCCTAAAAATCCAGTAGAAAGCATACCTAGTAAACCTTCTTCTCGTTCTGGTGGAGTTCTTAAAGATATAGTAGTAGGGTCTATGATTGCTGCGCTTTTTATAAGATCATTTTCAGCAAAAGGACTAATAAAAATAGAACTTAAATCTTTGTCTGTAGAAGCTACTCTAGTATCAGCTTTTGGAGAAGGGTATTTTCTATCTAAGTTATTTAATAAATCAGCAAAGGCTTCCGCTCTATTCACCTCTTTACCTGCTTCCTGTAAGTTCCACTCAGAATCTAAAGCTTCTCTAGCTGCTACCCCATAATTACCATCTTCTAAAGCAGCCCAAGTATTTTTTAAAGCCTTAGGATTAACATCTTCATTCCACCAATTTTCTCCTAACTGATAATTTACTGAAGTAAGTCTTTTTATAAAATCAGTATCTCCACTCAAACCAAGTTGTTGTGCTTGTTCAGTAGCAGCAGAATAAGCCTTACTTAAATCATCTTTAAACCATTGGCTACTTGCTCCAGGTTCTATTAGGTCACCTTCTTTATAATTAAGTAAATCATCACCAACTAATTTGTGACCAACGCCTCCAGTTAGATTACCTAAAATATCTTTATAAACGTAGTCCTTACTACCTTCTTCAGAGAGTACTAAATCTTGTACATCTTGGGGTATAGAATCAAAGAGAGTGTAGTCAGGGTTAAGCACACTTATTGCCCTCCTCTTGATGCTGCTAAGAAGTTATTAATCTCTCCTATCTGTTGTAAAGCTGCTAAAAAAGTTTTTCCTCCTTCTTGTTCAATATCAGCTTCGCTTAAATAAAAAGTACTAGGTTTACCATCTAACTTAGTTACATTAAATGTTTTCCCATCTTCAGACATTTTTAAATCAGGTAAATTCTTTAAAAATGCGTTTCTTTCTAGAGGGTTTTCAAAATTTACGAAAGGTATAAACTCTAAAAGAAAAGGTAATAAACTTTGTCTAGCTGCATCTTTTAGTTTTTCGTCTATAACGTCTGCATTTGCAGTTTTATACCCCTCTAGAGCAACAATAGTTTTTTGATTTGTCGCTAATCTTGAATCTGTTTTAGCTAACTCAATGAGCTGCTTAACTTTAGGATAAGCAGCAGTTAATCGAGCTTCTGCATCTGCATTACGTCCTGCTCTTGCTTCTCTCAGGTTTAAGTTATTAGTTCTTCTAAATTCTATTAAACCGCTTGGTGAAAGGAATTCTGAAATATCTTGAACATCTGAAATTATGCTATCAGCTAAATCAGTTTCTACTGGTGGAGGCTTAGTTTGTCTTTGGGTTACTGCACTAATAGGTATAAGTTGACCAGTGTTAAGAAAACCGGTTAGCACTTCTTTATTAAAAATAGCTTTACGTATGTCACTATCTTGATTCAGACCACTAACAATTTGAAAAATAGCTGCAAATTTTGCTAAATCAGAAGCTTGGTTTAAGTTTCTATTTTGAACTGCCCCTATATTAGCTTGTCTTTCTTTAATTAAATTGTTTTGAGTCTGGTAATTTTGTAATTGTTCATTTAATAATTGTTCTAACTCTGAACCAGTAGTTTTTGGATCATTTAAAGCGGCAATAACTTTAGGCACATCTACATTCTCCATGCCTCTTCTTAATAATTCTTCTTCTGCAACAGACACTGGACGTCCAACAATATCCTCTTTAGGATTATTTAACGCAAACTGATAGGGGTCAGCTAAATACTCTTCTAGTTTTGGTTTGTTAAATTTAAGTATATTTAACAACTCTTTATGGGCTACTCCTTTCTCACCGCTGTAGTATTTTTCTACTGCTGCTATATTTGCTTTTCTTTGATCAGTAGTAACTCCACTGCCACCGCCAGGACCACCTCCTCTAGTTGGCCCTAAAGTTTTTTGTCTAGCTACTTCTCTGTTAACTGCTCTATTTGAGGTTTCAGTTAGTCTTGCAAGGTTTTCTTTACTAATTCTTTCTGCCGCTTTTGTATACTTCTCTTGGCTTTCAATACTCAATGAATTAAATTCTTCAGGGCTCATATCAAAAACATTTCCTGGTGTTTGAATATAAGTTTGACGTTTATCAGGTTTTTCATCTCCAAATGGAGCTGAACGTACTCTTATGTCACCAATAAAATTATCTAGTTGAATTTCTAAAGGACTTCTATCTTTATCAAATCTAACATCCTGACCTACTGCTCTAGAAGAATAATCTGAAAGTAAATCTGAAGTGCCCTCGCCTCCTACAAAATCACCGGTGCGTCCTGCATCTAATTCATCTTTTATTGCTTTTAACTTGTCTAAACGACTAGTATTTTCATCTAATAAAATTTTATCAGTTTCATTTTCGGTGGTATTAATATTGTCGCTTCCTAATATATCAATAATAGCTTGACCTTGCGCATATCCGGGTCGAGTATTAAAGTAATTTTTGTAAGCAGCATTAAAACCTCGATCAGTTATTTTTCGTGGAGAAATTGGGTTACCTTGTCTATCAACTAATGTCTCTCTTAAAGCTGCATTAGATTCTTCTATTTCTTCTGGGCTCATATCTTCAAAATTAGCACCCGTTGCACTAGCATCTGCTGAGTAAAAAAATCTTTCTCCATCTTTGTCTCGCATAGTTCTTATACTAGGATTAGTTATACCAAACACACCAGACTCATCGTAACCAAGTTCAGAACCAAGAATATCTAAAAACTTACCTTTACCATAAAGTTTATAGGTAGTACCAACTCTATTATTCATTTCAGCAGCATTTTCAAGAAATTTATTGCCTGCTTCAGTTCCTTCATTTAACTTAGAAAGAAGAATTAAGTCTCCTGGAGCTATATATTGAGAGTCTGTTCGATCTTTTACTTTAGCTGTGTAGTCCTCTTTCCACTTATCAAAAGCAGCGGGGCTTGCAAAAGCACCATTAGTGTTACTAAAGTCTCGATTAACAAGGTCGTTTAAAGGGTCGTATGCTTCAGTTTGAATCCTTTGTATTGCTCCAGCATTATTAGCCTCATTTTGTTCAGCCTCCTCTTGTGTTATGCCAGCAGTATCTCTTTTATTAAAAGGGTCAAAAAAAGCAGAAAATCTTTCTCCAAAATTTTGCCTTCTAATTGTAGAGTCACCTCCACCATATAAATCGTCTATAGCCATATTATATTAACAACATCATACCAACTGCCGCTGCTGTACCTAAAGCTTGTCCCGCTATTTGACGGCTTTGAGCTCGATGCGCAGCTTTTGCTTGGGTAAATGCATTTTTTCGGTTTGTTTCATTTTGAGCTGCTGTTCCAAGACCCGCTAAGGAGTTTCTGTTTACACCTTGGCCAATATTTATTAGATCCGCTAAAGTTCTATTATTCGCATCCATTTGAGCTAATCGAGCATTATTTAACCCGCCTGCTAAGCTTAACTGTTCGCCTCTTTGGGTAGCAGCTCGTCTTTGTTGTCGTACTGCTCCAGTTTCTTCTAAACCAAATCTTTGCCTATTACGTTCAGCAATACCTTTAGCAATTTCAGTTTGTTGCGCTACATCTTCAGGCACTGCATCAATTAAACTAGTGTCATCTCGCATAGCTAAAGTTTCCTCTTCAAAAGGTCTAAATTCATTTATATATCTACCGTATTGACGAATTGAGACATCTGAATAAGTTTTATCTGGGTTTACATTAGGTGCAAGCCCTAACTCTGCACGAGCGTCAGAAGACGCTTTTGCAGTTGCATACTTTCTTATATCGCTTGGAAAGCCGCCAGTTGGTCTACCCATAATTAACCTGGTGCCTCATTACTATTATCCGCATATAGATTTCTATTCATGTCCGCTAGTCTTAATCTGCCGTAGGTTCTACCTGCAGAAAGAACTGGTGCAGCAAGCATTCTTCTATTAGCCATTCTTACTTGTAAGTTAGCTTTAGCATCTGCAAGCCTTTGTGAACTGTCTAATCTTGAAGCTTGAGCTAAAGCACTACCAGCATCTGCCGCTTGTCCACGCGCAATACCTAAAACATTTAATCTCTCTTTGTCCTTTACATTTTTAGCTGTGACATTAGCAGACAGTATATTACCAACAGCCCCAGACGCTATATTTGCAGCTTGGTCAAAATTAGTTGAAATATTAGGGTTTAAAGTTCCAGGACCTGTTAAAGTTTGCATAGTATCTGCTTGAGCTCTACCACGTAATAATCTTGAAGCATCATCAGAACGCGACTTATCTCGCATCTCTACAAGTAAAGGATCATAAGTTTGTTCAAAATACTGTTGATCCGCTTGTGCTATAGCTGCTTGAGTTTTTTCTGTCTCACCTGGCTGATACTCTGCTTGTTTTGGACTTCCGCCACCCATATCACACTTCCTTTTTATAAACTGTTGTTACTGCTTTAAATCCATGCTTATTGGCCGCTCTAGTCCATCCAGGTCGGCTGGAATGAAATTCCATTCCGGTTATGCTAGTGTTTTGTACGAGTTGTTCTAAGAACTCAACACCAGCGTCTATTATATTATACTTAGGAGCGCTATATGCAACCCATAGGTATAATGTTTTTTCTCCGCCGGCAGTATTTAGTATTGAAACTACTATAAAGCCAGCATAATAATTTTTTTCGTATGCCATATACAATTCAGAACTGCCGTTTCGTAAAGCTGCATACACATCAGCTGGAATCCAATCTGTGTAAGTTTTAGTTATTACACGTTTAAGATCTGCTTCTATGGTATTGTACGTAATCCTAATATCTTCAATAGGAATGTACTCAAAAACTGTATTTTTAATAGTCCAATTCTTTACCATATCGCCCATACCTCTTCCTGTGGCTTAGACCTGCTGTTTTATATTTAACTGTTCTTTTTACCCCGGTATCACCACCACGGCCTTTTAATTCTGCTAAACGTATTTGTTCATTAAACAAACCGAAATAATCTGCAGAAGCAGCGGGGTCAGTCCATTCTTTCTGCGGTATTCTTAATAATCTATACACCGTACCATAAAGAATAGCATCCCGGTAAGTATCACTAAACTCGGTGTCAATACTACTTGTAGTCCTGCTTGGTTTTAAAGCAACACTCATAATTAACTGTTTATTTGAATTAGGTACAGGCACCAGCCAAAAAGTATCTGGCGTTTTTTGTAAATAAACAGTGGGTGTCCCACCACGGTCACGCCAATCTGGGTAATTTAGTTCTAAACTTCTAGGGCTAATAGGATCTAAGTCATGTCCATCATAAGTAGCTAAAAGTATTTGATGTACATCAGTACCAGTAGGTTGGTCAAATTCATACTCATAAATACCTGATACTGTGGTAATCGGATCTAAGTCAAAAGTATAAGCTCTACTTTTTTCACAAAGTTCTATTGTAGCTGACCTAAGATTAGTTTCAATTAAGCTATCAGGGCAACCTGGAACATAAGGTAAAATATCTTTAATTAAAGAATCAAAACTAGCCATTGTTTCTCAGAGCCTCCGCTTGTGGTGCATTTGATTCTTGTAAGGCAACCCCAGTTCCTAAACTAACTTGAAAAGCGTTAAAGTAAGCACTGGCTTTTTGTATGCCTCCACTTGCTTCTGCATCTTTTAAATAAGCTTTATATAAAACATAATCTATTAAAGGATTTGCAAATATATCATCTACTTGTATTAAATCAGTAGCTGCTCCAATACTGGTTGGGTTTTTTGAGTATATTACTTCTACGTAAGCATTACCTGAAACTCCTGGATATACATAAAAAGTACGCGGGTCTCTTGGATCAAACATAAAATTTTTAACTTCAGTACCATGTGCTGCACTTCCAGTTGCAGCAGGGTTATGCCAGTCCGGGTCAACAGAATTAATTGCTTCAAATTCTGTTCTTCTTACTACTCTACCACCGGTAGCATCAGTAGCTGTGCCTGACATGTTTCTTACTACGTTTATTAAACGTAAACCATTACTTGGTATGGTTTGTTCGGTACCAGTTGTTAACTGAACGTTACTATGTAAAGCAGTTGAATCTGGTCTAAAATTTGCTACCTCTCTTTGTGCATCACTTAAATAATCAAACAACTCACCATCCGTCCAACGCACAGCAGTATTATCCTGAAGTATATTACGTACCCTGGATAAAATATGTTGTGCTTGTAACGTACCTGCCATTTACTTTTTCTTAGTTGGTTTCTTTTTAGTTTTTTCTATTACTTCATCAATAGTTGGCACTTTTACTTCAGTACAACCAGCTTGTAAACAAGCGTAAGCAATATACTCTGGAAATTCTCGTTCTTCTCCTGCGGCTAGTCTTACTGCATCACCAGTAGTTAAAGATACATATACATCTTCGCTAGCTTTTACTGTCATTCTTTTCATTTCTTTTTCTACCATTTAAAACTCCTGTTTCATAGAAAGAGGTGGTCCGAAGACCACCCCAATCTTAATTAAAATGCGCAATCTACTCTGATTACACCAAAGTCTTCATCCTGACCAGAAATGTCAGAATTATAGACTGGCTTTTTAAGGCCCATTATCTTACCAATAGAAATACCGTTTTGGTTTCCATAGTCAAAAGTGTCTTCAACTATTTCAGGTAACCCGATATCTGCCATTGCAAGAGCTTGAGCTCCACAGAATAGGC